GAACGAATTGAAGATTGTTGTGTACCCTGCGGTAAACGGTAAAACTGAAATCTTGTTTAACGACAAGAAAGTCACCACTGGTAAAACTGGTCGTGGTCTGGAAGAAGTGGTTGAGTTCCACTACAAAAAGATCACTGGTAACAAGAAGAATTATGCCGAGATCGTTGGCTCCACAACCGAGATGGTTGAGTCTAAAGCTGAAAAGTTTGACATCAATACTCGCTTCGGTTTCGTTGAGAAACTCGTGACCATGGTTGCTACTGGTGTTCAGCCCTCCGCTGTTGTGACTGGCGAAGGTGGTCTCGGTAAAACCTACACCGTGACCAAGACTCTTGAGTCAAATGGTTACAAAGACATTTCTGACCTCGCTGACTTTCAAGTCGGTTCTGTGATTAACACTCGCAAATGCTTTACTTTTGTTAAGGGTTACTCTACCGCTAAAGGTTTGTACCGTACCCTGTTCGAGAACAACAAGTCAATCATCGTGTTTGACGACTGTGACGCTGTGTTGAAAGACCCAGTTGCCCTGAACCTGCTTAAAGGTGCTCTTGATTCTTACGGTAAGCGCATCATTAGCTGGAATGCTGACTTTAAAGACGAAGACCTGCCTAAGAGCTTCAACTTTGAAGGTCGTGTTATCTTCATCAGCAACATGCCTCAGTCTAAGATTGACCAAGCCATCCGTAGTCGTTCTATGATGATCGACCTGAGCATGACTCTGGACCAGAAGATTGACCGTATGGAGCACATCGCTCTGTCTGATGAGTTTATGCCTGAGTATGATGCTACAGTTAAGGCTGATGCATTGGCTCTGATTCGTGAGATTAAGGACGACTGTAAAGAAGTTTCTTTGCGTACTCTTATCTCTGTGTGTAAGATCCGTGCAGCCAATAAAGACTACAAAGACTTGGCTACATACATGTTGACTGCTTAATTGGAGAATAGAATGCATACCATTACACTGACTGAAGAAGAGATGATGCTCTTGGAGATGTGCCTTGTGGATACAATGGAACGACTCATGGATTCACCTGATGATGAAGAGACCTATGTTTCAGTGAGCCAACTATTGGATAAAGTAACAGCATGAACATAGTAAAGCTATTGGTAATCAAACGCATAATCCTAAAGGGATTATCAAAACCAATGACATTTTTGTTATGGGGATTCATAATCCTGTTCGCATTGGCCACCGCACTTGACACAATTTTAAATTGACCCCCATATGGCTATGTAGAATTATGACCCCATAAAACAGTGTCCAGGGACTCCTAGCGTTTGGCAAAACCCGCCAAGCGTGACCGATCTCTTAGATTTTCAATATCACGACACCTCCCCTACGAAACCCCGATCCACACCACCCCCTATAAACCCCATAGAATTATGACCCCCATAAACCCTGACACCCCTACCCCCACCACCCCTACAGGGACTCCAGAAATGGATACCGATACAGGGACTCCTGACTATGATGAATACGATGGACAGCCCGATGAAGCCCAAGAGTGGCATGACTTTGACCCAGACTGTTAAGGAACACATATGATAAACTTACACATTGCCATAACCAACCCCCATAACAATAGATACAGCCATGTATTTTCAAAAGCTGGCGGGACTCCTTTTACCAACCAGTATTGGGAGTTTGAAGGTATGAGAACTAACGAGATTGTTTCATTCTTATTCTGCATAACTACCAAGTGTAGCCATTCGGGATTTGAAATCGGTCTAGGATTCCTTGGTTATGGGATTCGCTTTCAGTGGTATGATAACCGTCATTGGGACTATAAGGAGAAACGCTATGAACGCACGAATTAAAGAACTAGCTGAACAGGCTGGAATATATAAATTAGATTTGTCTGATGAAACAGAATATTGGATTGTAGAAAAGTTCGCCCAGTTAATTGTAGAAGAATGTATGAATGTTTTAGATCCAGGTGAGCATCAATTGATAGCACGTTTTCAAGCAAGGAAATGGTTAGCAGAACATTTTGGAGTTACAGAATGAGTAAAGAAATTAAATTAGAAATTCCATTTGAAGTGGCAGACGGTATTGTGCTTGCTGCCCTAAAGAATCATATTGGTTATCTACGGGAAGAAGTACGTGCCCATGTTGAAGACGGTGCGTATCTACATCCTGAGGATTATCATAATAATATGGTAAAGTTGATTCCAGCCATGGAGTTGATCATTGAGTATTATGGGGGCGATCCCCATGAATAGACTAATAGAATTCTGGGAAGACCTTAACCTTAACCTACCGAGTGTCGCTGTAATTGTTGTGGCATTTGTTCTAGAGATAAGTTTTGTTATTTTTATGATTGGATCAATGTTATGAGTGGTGGTCACTTTCAGTACAAGCAGTGGGAGATCGGTAATATTGCCGATGAGGTAGAACAGCTGATTCTGGATAACGACTCTAAGGGTTATCACTTCACTCCCGAAACCATAGCCGAGTTTAAGCTGGGATTAAAGATTCTACGCTGTGCGCATGTCTATGCTCAGCGTATCGATTGGTTGGTCAGCGGAGATGATGGTGAGGATTCATTTCACCGTCGTTTAAAGCATGACATGGAGAAGTTGCATGAGTGATGCATTGTTCTATGGTTGCATTATTGCATTGGCTCTAGTAATAACTGGACACCCATGGCTTGCAATCTTGGTGTTCTTTTTAGTATTATAAAAAATGCCAGACCTTGGAAACCATTGACAAAAATAGCGATTTGATGTATAATAACTGCGAGTTTGTGATTTAACCTTTTTGAAAGTTTATTATGTCGTATTTTATTCGTAACGGTAACACCTTTAGGGTAGCCGATGAAAAGTCCGTTGATATCTTTGACCTTTTGCCTGTTGGAAACTATACGGTAAAAGAAGACATGTTTGGTAACCTGTTCTTGGAAATGATTGATAGCTTTGAGTTGCCCAACAAGCTATATGGCGATACCACTAAAAACAGTGGTCGCATTCTAAATACCTACTTTGATCGTAGTGCCTCAACAGGTGTGTTGTTGACTGGCGAAAAGGGTAGCGGTAAAACCTTGTTGGCAAAAAGTTTGTCCATTGAGGCAGCTAAACAACTAATTCCCACAATTGTAATCAATGCTCCATGGCATGGCGATAAGTTCAACAAACTTATTCAAGACATTGTACAACCATGCATTGTGTTGTTTGATGAGTTTGAAAAGGTATATGACCAAGACGAACAACCGTCTATGTTGACATTGCTTGATGGCGTATTTCCCACAAAGAAATTGTTTGTGTTGACCTGTAACGACAAGTGGCGCATTGATAGTCATATGCGTAATCGTCCAGGGCGTATCTTTTACAGCTTGGACTTTAAAGGTTTGGATCAAGACTTTATCGTTGAATACTGTGAGGACAATCTAAAAGCCAAAGAACACATTGATAAGATTTGTCAGGTAGCATCCTTGTTCTCAGAGTTTAACTTTGATATGCTAAAGGGTTTGGTTGAAGACATGAATCGTTACAACGAAACACCGCAAGAAGTTCTACGTTTGTTGAATGCCAAGCCAGAGTACGATGCTGGTGCTCGATACAAAGTTGATGTGTTGCTTAAAGGTAAACAACTTGGTGAGAATTACATTGACCCACAGTACACAGATGGAAGCCCACTAAACCCAAAGGGAGTTCGTCTGGGCTGGGACTCGGAACCAAACAACCCAGACGCAGCCGACAGCTGGCGCAACGAGGTGTTTATGCAAGAGAATATAGTATCTATGCTGCCGAAAGAAGGAAAGTTCGTGTTCGAGAAAGGCGACGTCAAAGTTACACTGTCAAGAGTAGTTGAACAACAATTTCACTGGGATGCATTTTAATGGATAACAATTACACACCAGACCGTTGGGTAGTTATTGAGTTTTCTGACAATGGCGAAAAGACACGTAAAGTGTTGGCTGGTTGGATTGGTGGTTATGCCAAGGCTGACACATGGCGTATGAATAGCGGTATCACTGAAGTTAAGGACGAGGGTGACTTCTTTCTCTTCAGTGGTTATAGTGGTAGTGTTTATAAATGTTGGAAACAATCTGAGGGTATGACTTCATTGTCTGCTGACATTTATGAGAGTTTCCTAAAGCAAGTGCAAGAAAGTGCTGGCGAATACACGCTAGAAATGATTACACCTTTTAGGATTGATAATGATGCTTGATATTTTTGGACCAACTTTACAATGGATACATGATGATTTTAAATCTAACCGCATTCGCTTTGTTATTGAGCTTCTTGCTTGGGCTATTAGTATTGGTTGCTCCATTACTATGGCGGTTACCGTACCCAACCCTCCGCTACTTGCTCTTTATCCCGTATGGATCCTTGGTTGTGCTCTTTATGCTTGGGCTAGTTGGACTAGGAAATCTTTTGGCATGCTCGCTAACTACCTCTTGTTGGTAACTATCGATATGTTTGGTTTGTTTAGGATGTTATAAATAGTTTCTCTGGTCATAACTAAGGAAATCAAAATGGCACTAATCGCTACCGTAACAGACAATTCAACTTCAAGCATGAATGGAGTATGGACAGATGTACAAACAATTGCAGGATTTGACGCTGGACGTGTTTTAATCCGTGGCACCAAAGATAATGAAACCAAAGAATTTATTTGCAACCGATCTGACATTTCTCCAGCAGAAGCAGAAGTAGTGGAAGAGCCAGAGGTTGCTCCAGAGTAATTTGCAAACTTTACTTATATTGAGTGATAGGGTATAATAACTCTATTACTGGAGAAATTACATTATGAAAATCGCTATCTGTTCCGACTTACATCTAGAGTTCGGCGACCTGTTCTTTACGAACACTGACAACGCAGATGTGCTTATTCTTTCTGGCGATATTTGCAAAGCCAGCGAAGTCAAACAACGTGACATCTATGAAATCATGGAAGGTACACGTTCCTCTCGTCTTCACGACTTCTTTAAACGCTGCACGTTTCAGTTCCCACATGTTATCTACGTGATGGGTAACCACGAACATTATGATGGCGACTTTGCCACCACAGTTACTAAACTTAAAAACAACTTATCATATCTACCAAACCTTTACATCCTTGATAAAGAGATGAAAGAAATTGATGGTGTTAAGTTTCTTGGTGGTACGATGTGGACTGACATGAACAACGAAGATCCGTTGACGTTGTTTCACATCAAGTCTGTTATGAACGACTTTAAGGTTGTTGATAACAGTAACCGCACTGTGCAACGTAGAGTTCCAATCTATGAGTATAACGCTGATGGGTCGTTGAAGAAAGACGAACGTGGCTACAATATTCCAGTTGGTCATAAGTTCAAAGAATCACCATCATCTTTTTGTCCTGAGGATTCTGTTGAAGACCATCGCAAGATGATTGAGTTTCTTAAAGTTATGACAGCTGAAAAGCATGATGACAAGTTTGTTGTGTGTTCACATCACACTCCAAGTTTTCAAAGTTGTGCCGATTACTACAAGAATGATAAGATAATGAATGGTGCTTACCACACTAATCTTGAAGAGTTTATTCTTGACCGTCCACAGATTAAACTTTGGACACATGGTCATACGCATGAAGACTTTGATTATATGATTGGAGATACTCGTGTTGTTTGCAACCCACGTGGTTACATCAAGTATGAGAAACGTGCATCATCTTTCGAGGTGAAATATGTGGATATCTGATGACGATATCCGTAGTTCTACCAGTATCAGATTTAATGCTGCCGATAACAATTATCGTGTAGTTGTTAAGAATGATACTGGTAGTTATTTTAGTGCTACCTTTGATACGTTCGAGGAAGCTGAACTTTTTGTTAATGAATGGAGTAAACAAAATGGGTAAATCATGGGTTGTTCCTGTTGAGGAAGGTGAAGATGGAGACTTCTATATCACTTTTAATGAAGAAATGTTAGAAGGGTCTGGTTTCAAGATCGGCGACAATTTAGATTGGATTGATAACAAAGATGGTACTTTTATGCTAACTAAAAAGAAAGACAAAGTCTGGGTTATGGTAGAGTGCATCTCCACTTTCCGTCAACGCTATATGGTAGAAGCGCCAGCTGATCATCCTGAGTATGCTCTTGATGACGTTACATGTGAAACTCCAAAAGAGTTTTCACAGTCACATCTCGGTGAACAGATTGTTAGCCATCGTGTTGTCACACAAGAAGAAGCCTTGCGTATCTGTGATGAGGATAACGAATACTGTAAAACTTGGAATGATGAAAAGAAGATTGAAGTATTTTTCACTAAAGAAGGTGAAAAGCGTGACTACTAAACTAGACATTAATCCAATACTTGGTTATCTTTCCATTATTGCATTATGTGTTGGTGCTATCTGTTTGACTTTACATTTCGCAGACGAGATAGATGGTTTCGCACCGAAAGGTACTTACTACGATTGTAGGATGGCAGAGATCAGTCCAGACTTTCCTATTCAAGTTAAAGAGCAATGTAGACAGTTAAGGAAAACCACATGAGTAAAGTATTTACAGACGTAAGTGTGTTCTTATCGGCAGTTGGTCAAAAGGTTCCATCAGTTCCACAACAAATGGTTTCTGATCAAGCAGAGTTGTATAAGAAACTTATCAAAGAAGAAGTTGAAGAATTCTGGGAAGCTGAAGCTGCTTCCGATGACGTAGAGCAGATTGATGCATGCTTTGATATGATTTGGGTTATTGTTGGTTATATGAAATCCCGTGGATGGAATTGCGAGGGTATCTGGGACGAAGGTGCCAAGAGTAACCTTACTAAAATTGATCCAACGACTGGTTCAGTTCGTCGTCGTGAAGATGGTAAAATTCTTAAACCAGAAGGCTGGAAACCACCAGACTTCACTAAATTTGTGAGGTAATATGATTGACTGTCTTATCATGGGTGATAGTATTGCAGTAGGCACGGCTCAGGTGCGCCAAGAATGTGTATCATATTCTAAAGGTGGTATTAACAGCCATCAGTGGTTGAACACGAATGTAAGTAAAAGTCCTTACCTTGCCAAAACAGTTATCATCAGCTTGGGATCTAATGACCACAAATATGTTAAAACAGAATCAGAACTACAAGCCATTCGACAGTTAACAAAAGCTGATAGGGTATATTGGATTTTACCTGCTATCAAACCAGACATTCAAGAAATTGTTAGAAAGGTAGCAACTCAATATGGAGACACTGTGTTACCAATCACACGTTTACAGAAAGATGGTATCCACCCAAGTTGGGCTGGGTATAAAGACTTAGCCGAGAAAACAAAATGATTATGTTGTACCTTGATATGGATGGTGTGCTTGCTGACTTTCACAAAGCATATCGTGTTTATGACCCAGCATTTGATAGGAAGAAGTTCCGTCAGGCTGTTATCGACTATAAAATTTTTGAAGATCTTGAGTTTATGCCAAACACTCAGAAACTTCTTAACCATGTCTGTAAACTTCCAGTGCGTATTGAGATTTTATCTTCAAAGGGTACGTTCGATCCATTCCAAGGTAATGAAGCTGCTCGACAAAAACAGGTATGGCTCAATAAACATAACCTTCCATGGAAAGCAAACTTCGTTCGCACCAAGAGTGAGAAGGCGCAGTACGCAACTCCATATTCAATACTAGTTGACGACTCTGTTGGTTGCGTTGACCCCTTTACTGCTAAAAGTGGTCATGGCATTCTACATCTTGATTCCAAAGTTCAAGAAACCATTGATACCATTGATAGACTACTGTTGCAAATTCCTGCAATGGATGCACTTAACGGAAAATAATTATGAACATCTTTTATCTAAGCGAAGACCAACGTGACTGCGCACAACAACATGTAGATAAACACTGCGTGAAAATGATTCTAGAATATGCACAACTTTTATCTACTGCCCATCGCTATCTTGATGGTGACAAATTTGTAGGTAAGTCGTCTACTGGTCGTAAGACGACCAAATATATTCTTGACGGTGAGCGTGACTCTATTCTTTATTCTGCTACTCATATCAACCATCCTTCTGCTATTTGGTGTCGTGCCAACGTGCAGAACTATATGTGGTTAGCAGAGATGTTGGAAGTTCTGTGTGGTGAGTATACGCATCGTTATGGTAAAGTGCACAAAGTAGAACGTGATGGGTTGATGCAGTTCCTTAAAAACAACTTCCCACGCAACCTTCCTATCGGTCCATTTACCGAGCCAACCCCAGCTATGCCTGAACATTACAAAGTGGCAGGTGACTCTATTCAGTCCTATCGTAACTATTACCTTGGTGATAAGCAAAGAATGTTTAACTGGAAGAACCGTCCAACCCCAGCATGGACGCTAAATACATAAGTGACTTGACAAGGAAACAGATGCCGACTTACACATTCCGCAATAAAGAAACTGGCGAGCAATTTGACCAGTTCATGAAGATATCAGAACTAGATGAATATCGAAACCAAAATCCCCAACTAGAAAGTCTAATCACAGGTGCTCCAATGTTGATGGATCCTATGAGAGCAGGTGTACGCAAAATCGATAATGGGTTTAAAGATGTTCTTCAACAAATACATGCTCGTACACCAGGGAGCATGTTAGATCTATAACAACAGGAGTTACCACATGGCAAGAAAAAATACTACGCCAGCCGATACCACATTACCACCAGAAGTTGCTAGACGTGGAGCAGGAGGCGTAGCAACGAATGCATTAAAGATTCGTTTAGATCACTTAAAAACCTTCCAGCCATTAACAGACAATCAGAAGAAATTCTTTGATGCTTATAAAAGAGGAGATTATTTCGTTGCACTTCATGGTGTAGCAGGTACTGGTAAAACTTTCTGTGCTTTGTATAAAGCAATTGAAGAAGTGCTTGATAAGAGCAACCCCTTCAATAAAATTATCGTTGTACGTTCCGCAGTTCAGTCTCGAGAGATTGGTCACTTGCCTGGAGACGTTAATGAAAAGATGGAGATCTTTCAACAACCATATAGACAAATTTGCGATACTCTGTTCGATAGGAAAGACGCATGGGATCGTCTTGAAGAACAGGGTCACATTTCATTTATCTCCACTTCTTTCATTAGAGGTATGTCCTTCGATGATGCTATCATTATCGTTGATGAAATGCAAAACTTAACATTCGAAGAAATTGACACTGTTATGACACGTGTCGGATATCGTTCCAAGATTATGTGGTGTGGAGATTATCGTCAAACTGATCTAAATAAGAAAAAGAATGATATGTCTGGTATTCTTAAATTCTTCGACATTGCATACCACATGGGTGCGTTTACAAAAATTGAGTTTACTCCTGATGATATCGTTCGTTCATCGCTCGTAAAGGATTATATCCTTGCGAAATTAAAGTTTGAAGATCTCTCTGAAGGAGGCGACAATGATCACAGCAGAACAGTTTCAACATCTTTTTCCAAGAGCTCAAGATCCTGAGTCTTGGGCTACCTCAATGAATGAGGTATTTCCTACATATGACATTAACACACCAGAACGTGTAGCAGCATTCCTTGCGCAATGCGGACATGAGTCGGGTGGTTGGACTGTCTTCGAGGAAAACCTTAATTACTCTGCCAAAGGATTGGCTAGCATTTTCAAGAAGTACTTCCCAACCGAAGCAGACGCTAAACCTTACGAGCGTAAGCCAGAAATGATTGCTAACAAAATCTATGCTAACCGCATGGGTAACGGTGCTCCAGAATCTGGTGACGGATATAAGTATCGTGGACGTGGACCGATTCAGTTAACTGGTCGTGCCAACTATACAGCGTTTGCAAAAGAAATGTTTGATGACTGGCAAAACGTAGTAAACAATCCAGACTGGGTTACTGCAGATCGTGACTTTGCGTTGATGTCAGCTATTTGGTTCTGGAATAAAAACAAACTAAACGTACAAGCAGATTCTGGTGACATCAAGTTGATGACCAAGAAAATTAACGGTGGATACATTGGTTTGGAAGATCGAATCAAACACTATAACGAAGCAATACACTTACTTACATAAGTTGGGAGAAATAAGATGTTAGAAACATTATTTTGGTTAGCACTTGGTGCATTTATCGGATGGAATTTTCCACAGCCACCATGGGCAAAAGTTATTCAAGAAAAAATTCAAGCAATCATTGCTAAGAAATAATTACATAATTATGTTTGAACATATATATCATGATATACCCAAACTTGAACGTGATACCGCTGCCGATGGCTCAAGAGTATATCGAACGCCATCGGGGAATGCTTATCCCAGTGTCACCACCGTCACAGGTTTGCTGGGAAAAGAAGCAATCATCGCATGGAGAAAAAGAGTCGGAGAAGCAGAAGCCAACCGAATCTCAACTACCGCAGCAAAAAGAGGAACAAGAGTTCATACCCTCTGCGAGAATTATCTTAACAATGAGCAAGTTGAACCAGACTTCTTCGAGTACCACATGTGGCATTCGCTTGTACCAGTCCTTAATGACATTAACAACATCAGAGCGTTAGAGAAACCACTATACTCTGATCATTTGCAAGTTGCTGGTACTGTTGATTGTATTGCAGAGTTTAGAGGTAAGTTGTCAGTCATTGACTTTAAAACTTCTAAACGTCTTAAGAGTCGTGATGACATTCATAACTACTTTATGCAATGCTCAGCTTATGCTGTTGCATTTGAAGAACGAACAGGACTATCTGTTCCAAGGTTAGTAATTATTATGGCAGTTGATGATAACGATCCACTTGTCTTCGTTGAGAAGCGTGATGATTGGGTTGGAAAGTTTATTGAAGTGCGCAAGCAATATAAATCATTGCGTGGCGTGTAATGCTTTACTTCTGAGAAGAAGTGAGGTATACTAAAGGAATGGTTGTAATCCCTTCAAAATGAAGGACTTCTGGACGTGGGTTCGACTCCCACCATCTCCACCAATAGAGGTTTTATGGAACTTGTAAAATATAGAGACAACGGTATGCATTCTCATACATACTTTTGGAAAAATAAGAATGGGAATATTGTTTCACCTTATTTCGATTCATCTATAGATGCCATAGAATGGGTAAAGACTTTTATTGATGGGGATGTACTGGTTTCGACAGAGGTAGATAGTAGAGACGGCAACTCGGGAATGTGAAACCCGTAGGACTGGGGTAACTCGGTCGCAGAAGCAAAAAACGTAAACGCAAACGACGAACTGTTCGCATTAGCAGCCTAAACACTGCTTAGGGTTTCGGTAGGTTTCCTCGTAACAGAATAACCTACCACCGATTAACTTTAAGGACTAACTTATGAAACAGATACTAGCAGCATTCGTATTGGTATATCTATTGGTTTCTTCAGCCTTTGCAGCAGAGCCAGCAAAGACTCCAGCCCCTGCAGTGAAAGAACAACCTAATTGCGTGACCAAGGATAAGAAGGGTAATTGCCCACCACCACCAAAGTCTGCGAAACCTACACCGAAGAAAAAAGTAGAAGATAAAAAAGAAGAAGTAAAGAAATAAGTTGCCTAAATAATTATGTGGGTTGACGGATCCCAATAAAACCGTCATTACACTACACATCACAACTAAGGAGAAAACTATGGCAAACCTAACGCCATTTGAAATCCGTCTTGAACTTCTCAAGATGGCAAAAGACATGCTTAACGATGACTACTACGGTAAGCGTGAACAAATTAGCAACGACTGGCAAATGAAAGTCGAATCTGCTAAACTCAATGGAGGCGTAATTCCTGATCATCCAGGATTTCCCGCTATCCCAACAGAGACTGATATCATTGCAAAGGCATCTGCCCTAAATGGTTTCGTTTCTAACATTCCCCAAGATACACTAAAGACTACTAAGAAGTCCACCTGATACGGGATCGGAGTGTGCAGTCACATGCACACTCTTTAACTAATTAAGGAGATCGATTATGTTCAACATAACATCTAAAACAATTATACTATCTACACTTATTTTTATACTGGCATCAATAACAACAATTAACATAATTTTAAATAACACGTTTGAAGCACCCATGAAGGCAACATGGTCCCAGTTAACAACTGGTGCAAAACAAGAAGTGAAGTGTTTAGCCGACAACATCTTTTACGAAGCAGCATATGAACCGCATGACGGTAAAGTCGCAGTTGCAATGGTCACTCTAAATAGAGTTATCAGCAATCATTATGAAGACACGATATGTGGAGTAGTGAAAGAAAAGATTAGAGGTACATGCCAATTCTCATGGTGGTGTCAGGATAAAGAGCGCAACGCTGCTATTACCCATGACCTGACTCCACGACAAAAACAAGTATACGATGATATCTTAGCCATTGCTTTGAACGTCTATATGAATTATGGTAGACTAGAAGATCCAACTAAAGGTGCTCTATTCTATCATGCTGACTACGTTCGTCCTAATTGGAAGAACCTAAACGTCACTACAAAAATTGGAAGACATATCTTCTACGTTAAGAGTGATAACTTTAAGAAAGGTGATGTTCGAAATGGCACAAATGATGCAGAAATTAAATCTCGATTTGCTGAGCAAGGAGCAGTCCAACCACTCGTTTTACTTGCTTATGGAGGAAGTTAGCCTAAACACATTAAGGGCACCGATCGAGTGGATTCTCGAAGCTAACTTTGCTGAAGAAAAGCCAGAGTTATTAAACTTGATTATTTGCAGTCCAGGTGGCGATATGCATGCAGCATTCGCATTGATTGATGTTATCAGAGGAAGCTCAATTCCTGTCCGTACTATTGGACTTGGTCTTATCGCTTCAGCTGGCTTGCTGATTTTCATAGCAGGTAAAAAGGGTTATCGTATTCTTACACCGAATACTTCAATCTTGTCTCACCAATACAGCTGGGGTTCATTTGGTAAGGAACATGAGTTGATGGCTCAAGTCAAAGAATATGACTTAACCACGCATCGAATGATTTCTCACTACAAGAAATGTACTGGCTTAAAAGAAGAAACGATTCGTAAGTTCTTACTTCCACCGCAAGACATCTGGTTGTCACCAGAAGAAGCAATGGAGTTAGGGATTTGTGATACAGTCAAAGATCTAAAATAAGGAAAACAAAAATGAATATTGATGTTAAACACTTAGCTATCGTTTGCGGTACTATTGCTTTTACAACCCTAGTTGGTTGTGTTGCTTACTACGAAGTGAAGCGTGATGAACTTATGTCACGTAACATTGAGTCTGCCATTGTAAAGGGTGTTGACCCGATGGCTGCTCGCTGTTCTTATTCTAAACCTACCGATACGATTTGCGTGGTTTATGCCTCTGGTACTCACCGCCCAGATGCCCCCACTCTATCCAAAAAGTAAACCTTTCGTTTTCTACCCAAAACCCTCTCTTGTAGAGGGTTTTTTGCTTTGGAAAAGCCCCTACAAACTGTAGGGTTATTAAAATAATGCTTTACAAATAATCACACTTCCTGTATAATAACTCTAAGTTAGTCGAAAAAGGAAATGAAAAATGAATGAATACTCTACGTTCTCCGCTGGTGTTAATGACGCTAAAAATGACTTGGCTGAAGGATGGGTTCCTAAATCTGTTTCTATTGATTTTATTGGGAATCAATTGCGTGTGATGGTGGGTGCTTCTGATGCTTATATCGCTGGTTACCTCTCGGTGGTGTTCGCTGAATAACCTTACCAAAAGTAGGGTTTTGTGATAAAGTTCTTTACAAATAATCAGACTTCCTGTATAATAACTACAGTTAGTCGAAAAAGGAAAATGAAAATGGGTTTTGAAAAAGTGGTTCTGAATGAGGTTGCCAAGGTTCTCAAGTCTGATAGCGCTGCGTCGTTCACTTGCGGTACTTTGTTTGTTGAATGTTCTGTTGACGAAGCTGTGAAAATCGAAACTGCCTTGTTGAAAAAATTTCAATGCGGTATCGTTCTTAGCCGCATCGGTGATGAATCTGCGTTTGACTTTGTTTAAGGAAAATATTATGTTAGCTACCGAAACCGAAACCCTTCTCAGCTGGGAAGATATGTCCCCTCTTGAGCAAGCCCAGTGCCAATATTGGGATATGTACAAGGATGCCTACGGTGTTCGCCCACGTGGCATTGACACCAGCGCATGGACGCTGGCAGACTTTGATGCGGAGTTCGAAACTCTAGCCAACGCTATTCAGCGTGAAGAAGTGCAACGTAAAATTGACCAAGCCGAAGCTGCTGTTCGCTTCGAAGCACAGATCGCTTCGCTGTTTGATGCAGGCGCAGTGTCACGTGAAGCTGCGATCAAGTGGATTCACGAAGCCGAAGGTAGCGATGGTGACGATGATTACCTGTGCTTCTTACTGGGTTTGCCTTATGGTTATTTTAGAAAGGCTGCATGATGGACTTTGCACTCAAAATTATCCCCAGCGTGGGTGAAGCAGGACTGGATACAGAAGCCAGTCCAGGCAACGGAGCATTCTATGTCCGACTCTACGATGGATCCTACGATGTGTGTGGTTTTGACACCATCGAAGAAGCCTATGAAGAACTGTTGGATATTGCAACTGAAAAGGCAGCATAATGGTTGCTAACGTCAACTTCCTACGTAAACTTGCATCTGATGAGTTGCGAGACACCGTGTTCTTTGCAACTGGTCAGGTTCCTTCCAAAGAACGAGACCCAAAATTTGTCATACTTAAAGCCGACTGGCTGAACGTCAAGATTTTTACAAACCGTAACATCACCGTCAATGGCAACAAGTGCAAGTCTGTTTATGAAGCTAAAGTTGCTATCCAACAACTTATTGCTTGACATTTATTCAACTTTAGGGTATAATAACTGTATGACAATTATTCACACCACTCTTCAGAAAAGTAAGAAACGTAAACCAAACGCTAAGCAGCGTGAACTTGATGCAAGCTGGGAAAAAATTATGACAAAATATGGTCCACCAAAGAAAAGTATTAACCGTGCGTCGTCGCTGAGTGAGTCTGGTTACAGCTTGTCCGTTCCTGCTGATCGTAGCAGCAAACAGTATCCATCACGTGATACTGGTGTAGGTAGCACTGCGTTACGTGCACCAAACGTGTACACTGGTACAGCAATGCTAGGTGTTGCCACCATGCATAAAAGCAATTCTGTTCCTGTGTTCTCGAGCCAAGAGGCTGTCGAAATTTCATCAATGCGTCGTTAAGGAGAAACCTATGTTTAATCGTCACTCAATCGAATCAAAAATGCTTGACCTCACCATTCAACGTGATGTCGCTGGACTAAATAATCTACTTTCTGACTTGCTAAAGCAGCGCAAGAAAATGGACGTATGGTTTGACAAGTACTTGGACGCTGTTGACAAGCAAATGAAATCTTCAGAGCCTGATAGCCCTGTGTGGAAATTGTATAACAGTAAGTTCACTGAGTACGAAGACCTTCAGGCATCTATCAAGAGCGTAAACTACTTCCGTGAGAAATATAATGTCGCAACCACTTCTGTTTAAAGACTCAAACTCTTTTTCTACCTACATCGAAAATGCTGTTAGGCAGAAGAAGGGTTTGACCCACCTCGAGGCTGTACTTGAATACTGTCGTGTCAATTTCATTGACCCTGCTGAAGTCAAGAGCCTAATCAATAAGTCACTGAAGGAAAAGATGCGAATCGACTTCCAGAATGATGGCTACCTTCCTAAGACTGCAACACTAGATATATGACATGGATGGCTTTAGAGCTTACAAGTACTACATTGCAACTAAGCTACATTTTACCAATGATAAGTTCAATGTATTTGAAAACCCAAATGTGAAAGGATCGAGAGATGCCTTCTTTAACCGAAACGACAGATATGTATTTGAGAAACTTGCACGAAAGTTTACAAGTGACCACGATCTTATACAGTACTATGTGGCAAACTTCGCTTACGGCAATGATGCCGTCGCTTATCACGATAGCGAGTCTGACACAAACCTAACTGTATGGACTAAACGTAAACAGTCTATCACTCGAATCTTTGAGAACGACCTGTCTGCAATTATTCTTCATCTTGAGAAAGAGAAGAAAGGTAAGACTGAGTTGTTCACCTTTGATGATAACAATTTTCCAGAACTATTTAAATTATATCTTGGTCACTATGTTACAATTGAATCCCTTTCGATTCTCAATTACTTCCAACCATATTTACTATCTTGGAGGCGAAATGCAAACTTGATTTGGGACGAAGAATGCCGTAGAATAGAAAAGGTAAAGGGTTTCGTTAAATACGATGAGTCTAAATTGACTCCAGTATATGCGAAGTTTTTAGTAGATTTAAGCGAGTTAACAAATGGGACGCACGTACAGGAAAGATAATTCTTGGGAAGATGATAACCGCAAGCAACGTGGTTACAGCCAGAAAAAAAGTAATAAAAGTTTTAGTACCTCTGGTATGAAAGTACTAAATAACTTTGTCGAAGAAGAAGTCGAATACACAGACTTTAACCAAGACGAATCTCATACTAAACATACATCCAAACATACGAAATAAAGGACATACAAATGGATATTCAAGCACTTCGCAAAATGCGCAATCAAGACTTCAGCAAAATCGCTGGAGAGTTTGACAAAATCGCCAACCCAGATTCAGCTGGTGGCAAATCTTATAAAGACGACCGTGTCTGGAAACTAGAACCAGATAAAGCTGGTAACGCTACTGCCGTTATTCGCTTCCTTCCTCGATCAGAAGGTGATGAACTTCCTTGGGTTCGTGTCTTTAATCATTCCTTCCAAGGTCCAACAGGCAAGTGGTATATCGAAAACTCCCTAACAACTTTAGGTGAGAACGATCCAGTGGGCGAACTGAATTCACGTTTGTGGAACAGTGGCTCCGAAGCCAACAAAGAAATTGCTCGTAAGCAAAAGCGCAAGCTGACTTACATCGCAAACGTATTGATCATCTCCGATCCTAAGCATCCAGAAAACGAAGGACAGGTTCGCTTGTTTAAGTTTGGTAAGAAAATCTTTGATAAGATTATGGATAAAGCCAAGCCAACCTTTGAGGATGAAAAGCCAGTCAACGTGTTTGACTTGTGGGAAGGTGCCGACTTCAAATTGCGTATGCGCAAAGTTGACGGTTACTCTAACTATGATCAGTCTATGTTCTCTGAGCCAGCTGAGTTGTTTGGTGGTGATGAAGACAAGTTGCTAGACGTTGTGTCTAAGCAGCACAAGCTGTCTGAGTTTGTTGATCGCAAGAACTTCAAATCTTATGATGAGTTGTCTAAGAAGTTGAATGATGTGTTGAGTGAGACTGCTTCAGCACCACGTGCTTCTGCTGCTAAGATGGCTGACGACATGGAAGACTATACTCCTCCAACACGTAACGTACCTTCTGCTTCTGCACCAAAGTTGGTAGAGAAGGCAGCACCTGCGCCAGCAGCAAGCGCTGATGAAGATGACGATATGATGGGATATTTCCAGAAGATCGCAAACGAGAAGTAAAATACTCGGTGTAAAAAAAGTAACTGCTGGCGCTGGAGTAGATTTACCAGCATCAACTGCTTTAGAGTCTGTAGCAACTTTATTAGCAGCCTTAGGCATATCACCTGCAACTTTTCCCTTTTCTGGTAGTGATAAATCCGTAGCCTTAGCATAACCAACGTCAACTTTAAGTTTATCAAAGAAACTTAACTTTTGATAAGCATCATCTTCCTTGACAATCTCGGCAATCTTAGATTGGTCACCACCATCCTGTGCGTTAGATTTAATCTTTCTAAACGCACGTTTACTAATTTCTCTACTTTCTTGCCCAGCTGCTAGTGTACCTTCTCGTTGATCGAGTACCGTATCACCATGAAGCATTGCTTTACCAGTCTTTGGATCAAAGGTAGCGAAATCTTGTTTATGGCTAAATGTGTTTACTGATTTTCCATCTTTATCGATCGTCTCAGTTGACTGAGCACCTGTAGATAGTACTCTAGTTTCATCTTTGTTTCTTGCTTTTGCTGCAGCGATTTGCTCTTCAGTCTTACCTCTTGCTCTCATCGTCTCTTCATCAACAGTACCAGCTCCGCTTGATACGATATTTTTCTTAAATTTCTCGTCGTTTTCATAACCTTTTTCTCCACTTGCACTGTCGGTGACGCCAGCCGATGTCTTTAGTCCAGTATTACTAGCAACACGTACAGTTCCCTCATCTGGTCGGAACGGATAGAATGGACCGATCGAAACTTTCTTATTGATAATAGGAATAGTGAAACCAATCTCAGGTATACCAAAGTCTTCAAGGAAACCAAACACCTGATCCTTAATCTTCTTGAAGAAGTCTGCGATTGGTGCAAAGATTTCTTTCAACGGATTCAAGATATACTCAGTAAACAGGTTACCTACCATCTCAAATGCTGCACTAATAGGTTCAGCGATGTATGTGTTAAATGCGTCACCTAAGAACGTGAAGAATTTTGTTATTGGTTCAATAATATATTCACCAACGAAACCAGTTAACCACTCTACAACGTTACCAATAACCTTGGCATCGATCAAACCAAAGGTTAAAAATTCTAACATACCGCCAAGTCCAGCGATAAGAGCTTCTCCGATAGTTCCACCGTCCATGAATACTTTAAAACCATCCATCAAACCGTTGACTATTGAGCCAACGATTGCTAATGGAAGTAGCACTTTACCGAATAACTTCATCAGCATCTTAGGATTGAATAAGAATTTTAATGCTGCAGTTAGACCAGACATTAACATGCTACCAACGCTTGATAGCACACCCATTAAACTTGATATTAACCCAGACAAGAACTTCTTTGGACCGCCAAGTAAATTCCCCAGCAAACCACCAGATTCTTTTTTCTTGTCGTCATCCCCAGCAGAAACTTTACCACCAATACGAGTGTTCTCTTCGATCTTGACTAATAGATCTGTTTGCAATGCCATGAGCCTTGCATTTTCCATCTCTTCTTCACTGGTAGCCATTGCGTCAGATAACCCACCTGATTCTTCTTTATCTTGTTTCTTAAAGAGAGGAATTACGTTATCAGCTTCACTAGAAGGTTCTTTTTTAAACAGAGGAATTACGTTATCAGCTTTACTGGAAGGTGCTTTCTCAACTTGTGGTTGACCGCTTGGGGTTCTTGCAACAACTTCACGGAATCTACTGTCTACCTTGGCTAGATTTGCTTCAAGACCAGCCTGGTTACCAGCTTCTGTCGATCTACCAACCTGTGCACTAAAGCCACGATCAACCAAACCAGCCATGGCTTTGTTATTCTCTTGCACTTTTATAAGTGCATCATTACCCTTGTCAAACTGATTTGCGAAAGTTTTAGATGCCTTAGCCTCACCTCCACCAATACCTTTGACGTAATTCTTGTCTACGTTTAAACGGTCTTTAACATATTCTTGTCTGGCTTCACGTTTCTCAAGAGCAGCATCAGCGATACCACTAATGAAACCAGTACTACCTTTTTCAACGATACCAGTCTTATCTAAAAAGCCACGTAGTGTGAATAACTTCTTGAAGTCATCGACACGTTCTTTAACTGCACCACCTGCGCCTTTGTAAGATTTAACTTTGTCCGCTTTATCTCCAATCGCACCTTGCACGCCACCTTGAGATTTAATCTGTTCCTTAATGGTACTAGTTAAATTCTTAAGCGTCATGTTAAGAATCTCTGTGGCGCTAAGATTTTTCTTCTCAACCTCCACTGAGTCTTTTGCAAGTTTATCCGCAACGCCATCGTTATGGGTTTGTGCAGTTAGACTCGCCCCACCCATCTTGGCTTTGTAGTCGGATAATTTGGTAATTGCTGCCTTTGTCATCGGTTAGCCTGTTCTTTTTGTCTTTGTTTTTCTTCTTCTAGATACTGGATCAACAGCGCTACATAAACGTCTCTCTCAAACGGAATCATATCTTCAATATCACTAAGCGCATATTTGTGATATTGCATCATAGCAAAGTTCATCTTATAGTAATTGGACAAATCCTCATGACAAAGGTTAATTAAAAAAAACTGTCAAGTCCCTTTACTAAGACTGACTGTTCTTTGGAACACATTGGACATTTATAATCTAATCGTTTCTCTAGAGACGGCATTGTCTCAAAGAATCCTTGAATCTTCTTGAACTGATCTTGCGTAAGACTATCAAGAAACGCATTCATCTCATCTTTCGTGTAATCTTTGGCATAGTGAACTTCTTCGCCAGCGTAGATGGTGTCAATTGAGTGGACAACAACTTCAAACACTGCTTCAACATCTTCTGTGCTAAGGTTTTCTAGTCGTTTAACTAAGTCAAGAGAAGGATACTTCATAATTACGCCAACGTCATCAAACAACTTGATGTTTCGATCATGCCCTTCTGGTGTTTCTACAATTAACTTAGTTAAGTCTACGGTAACCTTTACTTTAGCTTTCTCGTCTTCGCAGGTGTCGCAGCGTAAGATAAGATCTACAGTTTCTCCCACAGACTTAGCTCGAATCTGAGAAAAGATGTACTCAATGTCAAACATTGCAAGGTTATCTATTTCAATTTTGTCAAGAACACAACTTGTGATTAGAGACTTTAGTGTATCTAACATAACGGTTGTATCTTCGCTTTGCTGCGCAATCAACAAAGACTTTTGTTCTTTAACTAAGAACGGTCGGTACTTAACAGTCTTCTTGGTAGAAGGAATGGTAAGTGTGTATATTGCGGTTTTCTGAATCGGTAGTGCCATTTTATTTTATCCTTTAGTCATGTCTTTAATTAGTTTATTCAAGTCAGCGGTCGTTCCAACGAATAGATTGTTGTTAACAGTCTTAGAAAGACCAGAGTCCTTCTTCGATGGAGCTTCGATTTTCTGCTTCTGGTTGTGTAAGTCCAACAACTGTTGGTTCACGTCAGCCATTTGCTTCATCAAGTTACCTACTACTTCAAATGCTCTTGGGTGCTCAGATGATTGAGCTACTTCAAGGGCATGCTCTAGAGCTTTCTGTCCTGTTACCAGAAGTGCTCTTAAGTTCTCTCTTGTGTGGTTAAAGTCATCACCCACAATATCGTTAGATACAGTTGTGATGACTTCTCCAGTTGTTGCATCTATCATTTCACGTGTTGTCTCTGTCATAACTGGTACGTCAAAGACATCGGATAATGTATCATTAATTTTCATTAATCGTTCCTAGTGTTTCTTGTTGGCGGATCGTCTGCTTCTAACTCTAGTACTGGTGTTCTTGGTATTGGTCTAAATGCTGGTGGAGCAATCGGTGTTGGTGTTGTGTTACCATACGTAGTTATGACACTTTGTGCAACAGGTTGCATACCACCATTGTTTGCTCCATTTAATTTTTCTTGAGTGCGACCGAATGCTGCAATACCAAGAACTGCGCCCATGGCGATGTGGAATAAACCAGCACCTTGTAGCGTTAGTGGGTTCCATTGTGTATTAACTGAACCATGTGTAGTTGCTTGTAACAAACTCCATAAGATTGGGAATACAACCATGTCCATCATACAAACTACCATATACATCCAACCCATCATTGGACGCCACTTACTGTTCATCCAATCTTCTTTTTTTGTTTCGCTTTCGCTTTTTACTTCTTCTGCCATCTTACTCTCCATTTTTATTATTATCCGAAAGAGAATCCACCAAAAGATCCACCAAGGTATGAACCCACTGGGTCTTTGGCGAAAGAGTTTAAACTGTCTTGGAAAGAATTAAACTGATTAACGTAACTAGACATTCCGCTATCTGAGAAATAGTTACCTACAAGGTCTCCTAGAATGTTATCCATATCAAGAGCAGCAAACGTATCACCATCTGCCAGTACTGGTGGGTTGTCAATATTTGACAACGCTGATTCAGATGCCGCTGCGTCACCAGCAACTGCTCTCCAATACTTGTACTGCATAGTCACTTGAAGTTTCATAAGTTCTTTGGATCCATAATCTAGTGAAACGGCACTAACTGATTTCGGGTAGCACTCATATAGTGAAAGAGCATAAGTTCTTTTATCTTCTACGTTGTGTACCCAGATCTCAATTGGCTTTACATATTCTTCGTAGTAGTTTCCAGCACGTGTATATGGATCGAAAATGCTATTGTGCCAATTATCAAAGTATTCTTTTACTTTAAAATCAGAGTCAACATAGAACGACATAGTGATTGGTTCATACGATCTTTCATATGGTACTTCTCTAGATTCCCCAAATATTTTTGAAGGTGTTGTTAGTATTGTAGATCCAGGTAGTTGAGTGTTTTCACAGAACAAACCAATCATTCTATCTGCGTCTGGCATTACTACGAAGTAACGATTACTTCTAGCAACCCCTTTTTGCATTTCAGCTACAAAGTCTTGGAGTAATGGTGCTTGGCTCATTTGGTAAGTTTCTTCCTGCTATCTGCCCACACTTTGGTGGTAGTGGCTTTCTTGAACTGTTCGACTGGTAGCATCATTGCTGTCATCCAATCTTCAGCTTCTATTTTTCTGAACTGCGATCTAACATGATCAACTAGGTATTCTTTAACGCAAGGCTGAGCCAGCGCCAGCCTTGATGTGTTAGCCAATAGCTGCCAACTTAACTTTAGTCTCGTGACTTCATCTAGGTTCTTATTGTTTGCATAAAGCATAAGTCTATCCAACAACATGATACGAAGTGGATACGGCAAGTAGTGCATATTCAAACCAAGAAATCCGTTTGGTGTTTTTGCAAAAGGAAACACTAGCGGAAAGGTATCATAGTAAGGTAGAGTTGCCTTGGTCTTTGGATCGTATACAAACATGTATAAAAAACCAGGCATAACTCTTGGTCGAAGAGCAGTTTTATCTGCCCTCAACAGTTGTGCGGGAGTTACCTTCTCGGTTCGGAGAAGAGCAATTTGTCCTTGAAACCAACTTCTCGACTTCGTAACAGCTGTACGGTCGTATTTGTATTTATCAAAGACATCTTTAAATGATTTTCTAGTATTTGCCATAAATATATTTATTACTTCAATCCGAGTTCTTTTTCAGTAATGATGATAAACTTCCAACCTCTGTCGGTTGCCCATGTCTTTGCTGCAGCCCATTTAGCCTGATTCAGCATAAACGTAGCAGACTCTTTCAGATACCTTTGAGTTTGACGTCCAGGGAACGGTGGTGGTTGGGTTTGCTTCAGTGGTTTTATCTCCACAAGATAGGTAGCCAACAATCCCTGACGGTTTTTCACTTGGATTCTGAAATCTATAAAATAACGATGGATAGTCTTTCTCATTGGGCATCGGTACGGAACGATAGTTTCCTCAGAAGACCAAGAGAGAATGTTTGGATTGTGGTCGCACCAAATTGCGAATTTAGTCTCCCAACTCGACCTCATAACTATATTTGTTGGGTCACCTTTATACTTTTCAGGGTGTATTGGAACATATCTTCTTTTATGATACATAAATAACTCTATCGAATAAATAACAACTTTTTCTATTTAGAGATCCAGAAACATGGCAGAACAGACAACTCCAAAAGATCCAGCTACAGGCACTAGAGCAGCAGTTCGCAAGCAAGAGAGCCGTAGTAATGACAAATACAGTATGGATCAACACACCTATCCTTCGGATTTGTTGTCTAACCGAACTGCGTATGGTGGGAACTATGTTATTTTCTTCATCAACGTTGCCGAAGGTGGTAAGCTGGATCAATCTGGTGCCAAAACTATTTCAGCAGCAGACGTCCCTCCAAGAGAAGCTGGTGAGTTACACGGAAAAGATTATAGTAAGGAAGGTGCTGTTGGTGGCGCTGCAGCTTTGGGCTTTGTGTTTGGCAACGTAGCAGGAACAAGCGGTGTTGCCGCTGGTGGTATTTCTGCAGCTGGTGCAGCAGCCATTCCAACAAATGGAACATTGACCCGTGCAACTAAAAGACTTGAGACAGCCATTGCTCTTTACATGCCGAACCAAGTTGGTATTCGTTACGGTATGCAGTGGGAAGAAGAAAGTATGGGTAACCTAATTGCAATGATGGAAGGTGGTGAGGCATTAAAGAATGCTGTCACAGGAGATCTATCTAAAGCATCAAATACAGTTAGAAGTATTGCTGCTAACTTAGCTATCAGTGCTGGCACGCCAGGTGCTGGTGCCATTGCTCGTGGAGGTGGTGTTGCTGCCAACCCAAGAAAAGAACAAGTGTTCAAAGGTGTTGACTATCGTTCCTTTCAATTTAACTATCAGTTCTTTCCCAAGAGTAGCACTGAAGCCAATCAGGTTATGGAAATTATTCATGCGTTTAAGTATCACATGCATCCAGAGTTTAAAGACGATAAAGGTTTCTTATACACTTATCCTTCGGAATTTGATATTATCTACTACAACGGTGGTAGCGAGAACAGCAATTTACATAAACACACTTCTTGCGTTTTAAAAGAGATGAACGTAAACTACACACCACAAGGGCAATTTAATGCTTTTGCGGACGGTACTCCAATGCAGATTAACGTAGACATGACGTTCTTAGAGTTGGCTCTATTGACAAAAGATTCTATCGACAAGGGCATGTAATGACATACTTTACAAAATTTCCTCAGATCTATTATGACTTTAAAGTTGGTGGGCAAAATGACCCAACTACTTTGATGGTTATTAGAGATATTACGCACAATGTTCGTATCAGAAAAGAAGTTCTATCCAACGTAGTTCTGTATGACTATTACCATATTCAAGACGGTGAGACTCCAGAAATTATTTCTGAGAAAGTTTATGGTAGCCCTTTTTATCATTGGGTCATTATGATGTCCAATGAAAGGTTTGATTATATTGATGACTTTCCTTTATCTGCAGCAGCATTGGAAGTGAACATCGATAAGTTATATGGCGCTAACAGAAATGCTGTGCGCTATTACATGTATGATGGTTTAGTAGTTAACTCTGATTATCCAGGAGCAAACTCTGTAAGTAATGCTGATCATGAGTACGCACTTAATGAGCGCAAAGCTAGAATTAAACTTATTAAACCTTCTTTACTACAACAAATTTTAAGAGAATATGATGGAGCATTTACCAAGGGACTAGTACCTACGGTTGCATAACTATGGCAGAATCTGAAAACTCAAACAACGAAAATCTCCGTAACCCCAACATTCTTAGAAGTGCTGGGGATATTACTGTTGAGAAAATTGTAATCACGTCAAGTAAAGGTGTGCAACTTGACGTAGTTAATCAAATGATGCAGATTCAAATTTTTGAGGATATGTTTCAAACATTTACTTCTGGTAACATCGTTCTTGATGATTCGCTTGACCTAATCAATTTCTTTCCATTTATTGGTGAAGAATATCTTGAGTTGGACTTAAGAACACCAACCTTTGATGAAGACGGAAAGAAAATTACTGGCAGGTTTTACATCTATAAAATGACTGACCGATATAAGCATAAAGAAAAGGCAGTATACTATACTCTGCACTTTATTAGCATCGAGGCATTGGTGGATATGAACATAAGATTCTCAAGAGCATTTGAGGGATCGCCATCAGAACTGGTAGAACAACTTGTATCTAGTACTGATGGTATGAGGTCAACTAAGAAGATCGTGATTAAAGAGCCGACCACCAACAAGATTAAATTTATTGCATCTAATTGGAACCCATCTCGTTGTCTACTGTTTGTCACTAAAGCAGCACAAAATGATTTGCGTTCCAATTATTTATTTTTTGAGAACAGAGATGGTTTCGTGTTTGCCACTCCCAACTATTTGTATGGGACACAACCTGTTGCTCAAAATTTTACATACACAGCAAGAGACCGTGATATAGCAACAAGCGGTTCTTCGACTAAAGATTTGAACTACGACTTTACTCGCATTCATGATTACAAATTGCCAGTTGGATTTAACTTTATCGATAGAGTTGCCAGCGGCATGTATGGCTCAAGAATGACTACTCATGATCTGGTCACCAAGAAATACTCAAGTACAGTTTACTATGCTCCAAACGAATGGGAAAAACATCCACACTTGAATGATTATCCTATATGGAGTAAAAATCTAGCAACATCAACTTCTGCTGTTCAGGTTGTAGAGCAAAAACATTATGGTATCTATAATGGATATGGAGATATCACAAACACTAAGAACAATCTTTCTCGTATATCGATGATGCAGCAGTTCGAGGGATTTAAATTGCAGATTAAAGTTAGTGGTAGAACTGATTACACGGTTGGTATGAAAGTTACAGTTAAGTTACCTTCTCTTGAGCCAGCAGGTGAGAAAGATAGTTCTCAAACTATTGAAGATAAGATGTTCTCTGGTAATTACATTGTTGCTGCAATCAACCATAACATTAGACCAGATAAGCATGAATGTTATATGGAGCTTGTGAAAGACTCTCTTATTTTTGATTTGAACAAAGGCGCATAATAATGTCTAAATTTTTTACTGGGGTGGTTGAGGATCGAATGGATCCGCTGAAGCTCGGACGCTGTAAAGTTCGAGTCGTTGGTGTACATACGCATGTGAAGTCAGTTCTTCCAACTACTGATTTACCATGGGCAATGCCTATGCAACCATTAACATCTGCTGGTGTCAGCGGTGTTGGTCATACACCAATGGGTCCAGTCGAAGGTACTTGGGTTATTGTATTTTTTAATGATATAGATATGCAGTTCCCAATTATGATGGGTTCGCTGGGCGGTATTCCTCAGAAAGATGGTACTGTCGAAGAAGATGATGGTACATTAAAACTAACACGTGATGGTGATGATGGTCCATCAGATAGTTCAGCTAAAGTTGATTCTAATGGTAACATCGTCAGAGACGGTGATACTACACCACCTCCTAAGAAAGTCGAACCAACTGCAAAAGACCAAGTTGTTAGCGGTGACACAAGTGGCTTAGGTAAGCCAGCTAATCAGTACACTACTGTTTCTCAACGCTGTATTGATTTACTACATCAGTATGAAGGTCTTGCTAAAAAGATTGGTAACAACCAAGTTCAAGCATACTATCGGATATGGTACTACGTTCTTGGACATTGACAAAGGCATTAGAGTCAAGCAAGGAGACATTATCTCTATTGCTAAAGCTGAAGAACTGTTTTCTATTCAGTTAAAGAAAACATATCTACCACAAGTAACTAAACGTATTCGTTCTGTGGTTACACAATCAATGATTGATGCATGCGTATCTTATACTTACAACGCAGGTGGCGGTGGTTTTGGTTCGTCTCCAATGTTGGCATTTATCAATCAAGGTAAGTATAAAGAAGCAGCAACAGCATTTCTTGATAGTAGAGTTACTGCTGGCGGTAAAGTTCTTGCTGGTCTTGTTAAACGTAGAAAAGCAGAATCAGAATTATTTCTTAAAGACGGAATCCCAGGAGAAGGTAAAAGTGTTACACCACCAGCAGAAGAAGATCCTGCACAAGCAGCACCTGTTGGATCGCCTAACTCAGACGGGTCTACATCAGATGGTAAAGGTGGAGACGACCAAGTTGGATTTAAAGATCCAAACAAGAAGTATCCAAAATATGTTGCCGAGCCAGATACAAATAGATTGGCTCGACATGAACAGATAGACAAGACTATCGTTATAAAGAAAGAAGCAGCCTTAATTAAAGGTGTGCCAGTTGCAGGTGGTAAAGCATGGACTCAATCAGATAATCCGTTTAATGCCGACTATCCATTTAACCATGTGTATGAATCTGAGTCTGGGCATGTTATGGAGTTTGATGATACTCCAAATGCTGAACGTGTGCACCTTTACCATAAAGCAGGTACATATACTGAGATAGATCATAACGGTACACGTGTTAACCGTATTGTTGGTGATGGTTATGAAATCTATGAGCGTAATGGTTACATCTTTGTTAATGGTAATTACAATTTAACTGCAGCTGGTAACGGTAATGTTCTTTTCCAAAGCGGAATGAATCTATACGTTGGTGGTAATGCGCAAATCTCAGTTGCTGGTGATTGTAAAATAAACTCTACTGGTGCTCTTGATATTAAAGGTAAAACTGTTAACATTGAATCTGAGGGTGCAGTTAACCTCAAAGCTGGCGCAGGATTAAATATAGAATCTAGCGCTGCAATGAATCTTAAAGGTGGCGGTGCTTTAGCAATGTCAGCTGGTGGTTCGATGAACATTAAAGCTGGCGGTACTATGAATATGGATTATAGTCGTGGTAATTTCGGACAAGGTGCGAGTTCAGCAGCTGGCGCTGAAAGTGCAAACGCTGGTCCAGCTGCAACTGAAGGCGAAGGTGCGCCAGAGCATGAAGCACTAAAGGTTAACTCTAGAAAAGACAGAGCAGCTGCCGAGTATGAAACTGAAGATGATGGTGATCCAACTGAGTTTACAAAGAATGCTACGTCAAATGGTTCTATTGATCCAACTGATCAAAACCCAGACCAAGCAGCAGAAGAAACTGCAAAACCAAAGAATAATGATAAACAACCAGCTGGTGCTAAGTGTGACGAAATCTATGGTATGACATCATACCCTAATAACATGAAGCTATCGCCTAACTTTACAGTTGGAGCATTGACTAAGGGTGGTACTCGTCCTATTAGCGATACACAAGGTTTAGCTGCTAAAGAGATTGCATGTAACTTAAAGGGATTGTGTGAACAAGTTCTTGAGCCAATCAAGAAAGCATATCCATCAATGACTATCACTAGTGGTTATCGTCGTCCAGGTGATGTTGGCGCATCAAGTGCTACATCACAACACTATACTGGTCAAGCAGTTGATATTGTTATCTCAGGATTTAATCGTAAGAAACATTACGAAGCCATTCAGCAGATTCAACAATTGGTTCCATATGATCAGTTGATTCTTGAATATGATGGTTCGTCTACAGTTTGGATACACTGTTCATTTAAGTATAGCGGAAACAGAAAACAACACTTTACAATGTATCACCATAAACGTAAAGGTAACATAGGTGAATTCCTTTACTTAGCTGAGGGGCAATCTTGATATACGAAGTTTCTTACTACAACTATCCTCAGTCTAATCCTGAGTATGCAGTACCGCTTATTATTGGTGGCGGTGAGGGTGCTGCTGAAGAACGTTTTCTTTCTGTGTTCGAAATACTTGATGAGAACTGGGAAGTTACTGTTACATTTTTTGAAGCAGAGGCAGGTGCATTGGGTGCTCCTCCAACTAAGTCATTAACAAGCCCAACTAAAGTGTTATCTTGGTCTATCGATCCACCATCAACTACTATACAAGCTATTGTAGATAACACAGCAATACAAGGTAAGATTACGTTTAAGGGTACATGGACTAAAAGATTCGAACAAAGACAGTTTGACTTTAGAATGAATGATGAAACGCTTCTGCTTGATGGAGACGTTACTATAATTGGAGACAACTACTATGGTCCAATCAATTTTATTCCTGACACAAGAGTTTACCTAGAGTCAACTTTTAGTGTAAACGTAGAAAGTACTCCAGTTATTGCAGGAGTGCCAACTGGTGGTAAAACTACCACAACATTCCAACGTAATCAAACTGTTTTAAATGACTGGGACGCAAACAGAAGAAAACTTCTTGAACTTAGAAATAACCCAAAACGCAAAGAACAAACGGATGCCGATAAGTTTAACACAACAGCAAATTCATAAGGAAACGATATGGCAGCAGTAGCATTGGCAGGTGGAAAATCTTCAGGGCATGGATGCTTTCCTCCAGTATCGCCCATCGGAGGATACTCAACTAAAACTTCTGTAGAAGGAAGATTGGTTCAATTAGTTGGTATAACCAATTATGGTCCAATTCATAACTGCGGAAAATCTGTTCATGCATGCGGTCCAGTGGTTTCAGGTTCCAGTAAAAATTTTGTGGACGGTGCTCCTGTGGCTAGAATTGGTGATCCAATTGCTTGTGGAGATATGGTTGCTAAAGGTGCTTCTAAAACTTTCTTTGCATAAAGAGAATAAATAAACAATCATGGCGATAAACACAAGAGTCTTTACAGACATAGACCTAAACTTTAGACCCCACCCTCTAACTGGCGATATCGTTAAGAGGGTGAACGATAGCGCAATCAAAGCATCTGTGCGCAATCTGGTTCTAACGAACAACTATGAGCGACCATTTCATAGCGATATTGGTGCTCCATTGAGAAGAATGTTGTTTGAGCTTCCTACTCCACTTACCAAATCTATGATTGAGAGAACTATTACGGATTTGATAAACACATATGAACCAAGAGTAGTACTTACTCAAGTTCAAGTAACTTATTCCCATGATACCTATGAAGTCTACGTTAGAATAGAATATAAAATAGTCAACACTTCTACCCAGCAGACGGTAGAGGTAACTCTAGAGAGAACACGATAATGGCAATAGATAACAATCGAATTAAGGTAAACGAGTTAGACTTTGATAACATTAAGTCTAACCTGAAGAACTACCTAAGAGGGCAAAATCAATTCTCTGATTATGATTTTGATGGCGCAGGTATGAGTATTCTGTTGGATGTATTGGCATATAATACACACTACAATGCTTTGTATACAAACTTAGCCATTAACGAAATGTTTTTAGACTCTGCTTCTAAGCGTAGTAGCCTTGCTTCTATTTCTGCGCTAATGGGTTATACGCCAAAATCTATTACTTCATCTTCAGCTATTATTGATATAACTCTATCAAATGTTCCTAATAATCCTGCCACAGTAACCTTACCATCGAATCAACCACTTCAAGCTAGTGTGACTGATGCATCGGGAGCATCGACTGGTGTTGTTTTTTACACAAGAAGTAGTTATACTGCAGCACGATCCTCTCTTAACACATATGTATTTAAGAATGTAATAATTACAGAAGGTAGACCAATGACATATAGGTATGTCGTTGCAGATAATGTGCGTTATATTATTCCAAACGCTGATGTTGACATGTCTACTCTTGTAGTTCGTGTACAAGAGTCAGCTGAAGTCGGTACATACACTTCATACAATTTAAACACCTCTGTTGCAGATTCAGTTGCAGCAAGTAGAGTTTATTATACCAAAGAAATTGAAGAGGGGTTGTATGAAGTGTATTTTGGTGATAACATCGTTTCATACAAACCGTCTGTAGGTAATGTTGTAAACTTTGACTACTTTATCTCTAAAGGTAATAGCGCAAACGGTGCCAGAATATTTAATTACCAAGGGTTTACTGCGGGTGGAACAACTTCAATACTAACTGTTCAGGCAGCTGGTAATGGATCAGATCCTGAAACAAATGATAGCATTCGTTTTAATGCACCAAAACAATTCGCTGCACAAAATAGAACTGTTACCGCAGAAGATTATAAAACACTAATTCCTAGATTGTATCCTAATACAGAAACTATTTCTGTATGGGGTGGTGAAGAAAATGATCCACCTATCTATGGTAAAGTCTTTATTTGCATTAAGCCACTAAGTGGGTCAGTTTTATCACAAGCTGCTAAAAATTATGTAACAGATGAATTACTATCTTCACGCAATGTAGTTTCTATTACTCCTACTATTGTAGATCCAAGATATTTAAAGATTCTCTTGGATGTTTCTTTCTATTTCAATCCATTGAAGACACGTTACTCTGCCGACGGGTTAACCTCTATTGTTCGTCAAAGTATTGCAGACTATAATGATACAGACATTAAAAACTTTGACTCTGTGTTCAGATTGTCTAAGTTGCAGCGATTGATTGATACTTCAGAACAAGCTATCACTAACAGCGTAGTTAAAGTTAAATTAAGTTATGACTTAGAACCTAATTATAATTTTGAATCTTCATATACTATCAATTTATACAACCCGATCTATAATGAGCCAGGAAGTACAGCAGGTAGTAACGTAAACTCCACTGGGTTTACTGTAGCAGGAAACACAAACACTTTCTTCTTTGATGATGACACTCAGGGTAAATTACGAATGTATTATCTGTCATCATCTGGTACAAAAATATACAGTAACAATAATGCGGGAACTATTGACTACGTAAACGGTAAGATTATTGTTGGAAGTATTAATATTGCTGCAGCGGTAAACAATATAATCACTTTCGTTATTGAACCATCATCTTATGACGTTATCTCTGTACGAAATCAATTAATAACTATTGCTGAAGATAAGCTGTTAGTATACCCAATCGTTGACAAAATTTCCTCTGGTGAATTTGTTAGCGGAAGTAACTACATCTTTACAGCTAACAGGTAATATAAATGGCTAAGGTAAAAGCAAAAGTATCTAC